TCAGCATTACTTCAATTAAAATAGTGGCGTTGTCATTGCTGATAACTTCAATATCTAATTCAGGGTCTTCTAAATCGTGTTCATCGCGTGGCCAGTCACTATCAAGCAAAAAGGCAGATACCATAGCTAATAAATTGTAAGGGTCTATTTTTCGGTGAGGAAATTTTTCAATAGCAATTACCGCGCTATATTTCCACTTAGCCACTTGAAAACTACCATTACCGTTATCACTACCATTTAGCACTAAGGTGCCGCGTTCTTGCCATGCATCAATATCGTTAGCTTTTATAACGGGGCTTAAACTCGTTAATAAAAAAGCGGTTAATTGCTGTAATTTTGTTTTAGTTTCAATACTCATATTGACTGAACCCCTGCACGGCCAAGGCCAAGCAATAAACGAATGCCGCGATTTGAATGCGCTAAAATAATGCTTTGCTGGTCATGATCTTGTGCTTTGTTATTACCCACATTTTTCTGATCAACGGCTGAGAAATAACCTATTAAATCTGCATGAGAACGAGCATAAACCGCACCGCGATAAATACTTTGTTGTGGCTCGTTAAACTCAGGTACGCCATTACCTGTTTCAAAAGAAAGTGTAAAAGGGGTGACATCCGTGTCTTTTCGCTTCATGAAAAAGGAAACTATTTGCTGTTGCACTTCGGCAACACTGCGGTTAAGTGAGTCGCTAAGTGTGGTTTCTTCAAAATATTCAGGTATGCGCCTATGCTGCCTAAATTCATTGGTAGAAAGTGCAGGCCATCCGCTATCGGCATCAATAGCAATATTTGCTTGTTCTGTTGCTTCAAAACCAAAGGTCATGCTTTGTACTCACTTAATGCTATTTACATAAGGTAATAGGTTCAGTGCAGTTAGCGTCAACGTGGTTATTAATGGTCGCCCATTAAACACTCGGCTAGTGCACTGGAGGGTTGAGAGTCGGTACTTTTAAATAATTACTGTGCGTTTAACTCTTCTAACGCTCTAATTCTCATTGCTATTCTGCTGCGCACGGTTTTAACTTGTGCATGTTTATGCAGCGAGGCAGCTTTTTCTAAAAACGCATCGGCCTGACGTAACCGCTTGATGCTGCCAACGTGGGATGGTGTAATATCGCCATTTTTGGCTCTAAGCAGTGCAAGCCCTGCAAATTTGTAATACTTAGCGGTAACTTGCTCGGGTAGTTTCCACTCATTAATGACACGTTCAAACACTTGCCCAAAATAGGGTTCGATACTTCTACCATGTTCAGCTTCAGTTTCTGCCCAGTCGAAAATAGTGTCGGCAATAAGTCCTGGCCATTGTCGTTTGATGTTTGGTGGTGTTGGCTGTTGGTGATCAATGGCAAGAAATGCGTACTCAAGCCCTTGGCTAAGGTTGGAGACATCGAACAACCACAAAGTACAATAACTGAAAAGAGGGTTGTCATACGTTTTGCTATTTTCATTTTTATTATCACTCTCTAATGTTGATAAATACTCAGCTACTATAGGTAGCCACTTAGGCAGTAGCACGTCACGTTTGTGCGCTACCTTATCGCTTCTACGAGCAAAGCCTTTTAACCGTTTTAAGTCAGCTTCAAGGTCTATAAGCTGCAAATGCAAACTAGGGGCATATTGTGCATTGCCCGATCGGCTTACTTTTTCTAAGTCTTCTTTTGCTTGCTTGCTTTCTCGCCATTGGAGGATTTTTGCGCCCCCTCTGATGGCTTTTTTATATCGCTTGCCGCTTCTTTTAATTCTTCGGTAGCACTAACAATGTCACTGGCTGAATACGCTAAGTCGCTCGCGGCATCTTCAACGTTGCTTGCTGCGCTATTCACGTTTTCAGCACTGTTTTCAACATCGCTAGCAGCACTTTGAACAGTGTCAGCAGTATTTGTTAGTTCGGCTGATAGTTCGGCTGATAGTTCGGCATTTTTATCAATGGCTTTTTCTACTTGCGGCTTTTGTTCAACTTGCTTTTTAAGTTGACGCTTTTTAAAACTTTGAATAACCGACATGGTTTAACTCCTAATTTTTAGGGAAAGCCACCCTAAAAACAGTTATTTATAGGGTAACTTATATTGATTTAGTGAATAACTATGGCTTAGGGCCAATAGTTATAGCCGCTTCATCAATAGCGGCATAGGCTTCAAATTCTTCTATTGCATAGCCCTCGTTACGCCAGTATTTATCTTCATACTGCTTACGGTCTTCCACGTTTTCAGATTTACGCTGCTTAGTGCCTTTTTGCGTATAAATGTGCAGGTTAGACAACATAGTGACCACAATACGTTTACCAGGGAAAAACGGGGGTGTATAAGCGTTCATGCCACCAATAGTTTTATCCATTTTTTGTGCTGCCACTTTTTCAGTTGGCGTATCGGCTTTATCCATCATGCTTGTTTGTGCGGTAGCGGTTAAATCACTACCCACTAACACAACCAAGCGTGGGTCACTTCGTAAGGCTGGGTGAATTAAGGTGTTTTTCAATTCTGTAGCAATGGCGTCTAATGTTTTGTAGTCACCACCGCCGTCAACGTCAAAATAAATAGGGTCGGTAACAATTTGGCCAGCTGCCTTTTCTGTTACAATTTGGTGCCAGCCTTTGTTAACGTCTTCACCCAATGGGTTAGCCACTGGGTCAGAGTCAGCCGCAATAGACGTACCATTAAAACCAACGCGCAACATATCTAAGGCAAAGCGCTTAGTCGCGTTTTGGTTCATTAGCTGCATAAACTGCTTTTGATTACCGGCATTACCCCAAACTGATAATAATGCCCAAGTTAAAGCAGCACATGAATCGGTTTCGGTTAATTCATAGGTGTGACCGCCAACATCTTGACCAGTAACAAAGCGTGCGCCACCTTTACGACCTGTGGCGATACTGTAGTTACCCACTTTAACCACTTGACCTTTAATCTGGTCAACTTCCATGGTGGTGATCAAGCTTAAGAATTCAACTGATTCTAATAGCGCGGCTTTTAGTTTTGTTTCTTGTGGTCCTGTAATATTGAATTGTTTATTAACATTTTCAACACCGTAAGATTTTGATAATTGCAATGCAAATTCAGTTAAGAAAGTGCTTGCCTGTGTGTTTAATTGCATGGTTTGCTCGCTTAAATTCTGGTTAATTGATTTGGTTTGCCTAAGCTTACTTAAGCTTTACTTAAGTTTTATTTAGGCTTTGTTTTTCGTTTAACAGTTAAACGAGTGAAAAACTTTCACCTTGCCCCGCTGGGTCAGGCTCTTGATCTTCCTGTTCTTGGCTTAATGTATTGAACTTAGTTTCAATACCGCTAACTTTTGCAGTTAAGCCTGTAATGCTGTCTGTTAATTTGCTGAACTGTTCAGCGGTAACGCTGGTTGGTTCATCTTTGGCGGCTTCATCTTTGGCGGCTTCATCTTTAGCGGTTGGCGTTTCTTCAACGTCAGGCTTTTTACTAAAGGTTTTTACCTTGGCTTCTAACGTATTAAATTTAGTTTCAAGGCCGTCAACTTTTTCGGTTACGCCGTTGATGTTGCCCATTAGAGCGTCAAATTGTTCTGTGTTCATAGGTTCGTCCTCGGCGTTGTCGGGTTCACCCGTTGCCTGCTGTGTTGAAAATAAATTGATAAGTTGCGTTAGTAAGGTTTTAGCCTGCGTATTTTTGTTTATTGGGTTAACAGTGGGTTCTCTTTGGGTAAAAATAAAGTCACTGTGTTTCAGCTCTTCAAGTTGGCTGTAGTCGTGTTCTACTTCATCATTACCCATAGAGAATTTTAAACGGGTTGTGCCTGTTGATGCAGGTGAGTCAGTAACCGCTAAGCCTTGTAAATAACATTTACCCGTGCCGGTAAAGTCTATATTGGGTTCAATAGACATAAAGAGCTTTTGACCATCTTTATTAGCATCAAGCAAGTACTGGTTTGCGGTTAACTTAATAAACAAACGTAGCTTGCCGCCTTGCTTAGCTGCCTTAACTGCGTCAATGGTTCCCCAGTTTTTGCCCTCGAACGGTCCCCAACTTGAACGAAAGTGTTCTGGCCAAATAACAGCAGTATAAATATCTATAGAATAGGTTTCTGCCATGTCTTTAATCCACTGCTTAGTAATGGTTCTACCGTCAACAGTAGAGCCCTCAGTGGCAGCAATTAACCAGCCCGTTTGTGCGGTGTTTTTACTTGGTGTTGTTTTTGGCACAGTCGTTTTACTCGTTAGCAACATTATTTTAATTAACATCAGCATAACGGTAAAAAATAGGCTATTCACCCAGTTAACTTGTGGTGAATTCCTGTATTAAGAATTAAGGAAAAAAGAGTTTTTTTAATAGGTTATTAGTTAATTATAACTAAATACACTACTGGCAGTTTATCAGTAACCACAATAATTAAATGGCCTACTCCCCAGAAATTAGAGAAGCAGCAAAACGGCTTTATTTACGTCATTGGACGCCCGATGAAATTCGTTGTGAATTAAACCTACCTAATACACGGGTTATTTACTATTGGTCAGACAAATACAGTTGGCGCGATTTGCTACGCGAAGAAGAAGTAGACGAGGCCATTGCCCGTAGAATTGTAATGCTAACCGATGTTAGCGATAAAACAGGCAACCAGATAAAAGAGTTAGACATGCTTATTGAAAAGCATGTAAAGCTTAAAAAGCAACGGGCAGATTTAGCCAAGCGTGAAGCAAACGACAACACGCATAGCAGCACTAATGGCAGCACGGGCAATAAGTCGAACAAAGGCGGTAACAGCAGCAGCCACAACAACAAAGACAATAGCAAGCAAAAAAAATCAACCCGTAAAAAGAAGAATGATGTTAGCCATTTAGAAGCGGAAGACTTTGCCGCTTGGTATGACTCGTTGTTTGAATACCAGAAAACGATGCACGAAAATTTGCATCAGCGTATTCGTAATATTTTAAAAAGTCGTCAAGTCGGTGCTACCTATTATTTTTCAGGTGAAGCATTTGAAAATGCGGTATTAACGGGTGACCCACAAATATTCTTATCAGCTTCACGCGCACAAGCCGAGGTTTTTAGAACCTACATTGTAGCCATAGCCCATGAATTTTTTGAAATAGAATTAACGGGCAACCCTATTGTATTAAATACTGCGCACGGTGCGGCTGAACTACGTTTTTTAAGTACCAATGGTAAAACAGCACAAAGTTATCACGGCCATGTTTATGTAGATGAATACTTTTGGATAGGCAAGTTTGACCAATTAAACAAAGTGGCCTCGGCCATGGCTGCGCATAAGCATTGGCGTAAAACCTATTTTTCAACCCCAAGTACCAAGGCGCACCCCGCTTATACCTTTTGGACAGGTGATCACTGGAAAAATGGCAACGCTACCCGTGAAGACATTGAATTTCCCACCTTTGACGAAATGCGCGACAACGGCAGATTATGCCCTGATAAACAATGGCGGTATGTAGTAACCCTGTTAGATGCACAACGGGGCGGTTGTGATTTATTCGACATCGACGAACTGCGCGACGAATACAACACCGATGAATTTAACAACCTGTTTATGTGCATCTTTATTGACGATGCCGATGGGGTGTTCAAATTTAGCGACCTTGAAAAATGCATGGTTGATGCAAGCCGTTGGCAAGATTACAAACCCAGTAATGCCCAACCATTTGGTAACCGTGAGGTGTGGCTAGGTTATGACCCTGCCCGAACGCGCGACAATGCCACTTTGGTTGTGCTTGCACCGCCTGAGAAAAAAGGTGAAAAATTTCGCGTACTTGAAAAACATTATTGGCGCGGTTTGAATTTTTCTCATCACGTTAGCGAAATTCAAAAAATATACGCTAAATATCGGGTGACTTATATTGGCGTTGATACCACGGGAATTGGTGCAGGGGTATTTGATTCAATTAGCACATTATATCCGCGTGAAGCCACCGCCATTCATTACAGTGTCGGCAGTAAAACCCGTTTAGTTTTAAAAATGATAGATATTGTTGAGGGTGGGCGTATTGAATGGGACGCTAACCAAAAAGATATAGCCATGAGCTGTTTATCTATAAGACGAACTACCACCGACACAGGCGGGGCAATTACCTTTAAAGCTAGCCGCGATAATACCACAGGCCATGCGGATGTATTTTTTGCCATAGCCCATGCCGTAATTAATGAACCACTTAACCACGAACACAAAAGGAACTCATCATGGACAATGCAGAACTAGCCGACCAAGCTCAAGAACAGCCACAAGAGACAACACCAGAGCAAGCGCAAAAACAAAATGCGCCCGTGGTGTTTAGTATGCCAGAGCAAGTAATGCCTAATATGTGGCTGACTGATTATGATTCACTGTATTTTAATGATCAACATGGTTTTTGGGAGCCACCCGTAGACCGTGATTTATTAGCAGGATTAACAAGGCGAAATGCTCAACATGGCGGCATTGTTTATGCCCGCGCAAAAATGGCGGCGGCACGGTTTGAAAGTGGCGGCATGACCAACGAACACGTTGAAGCGGCTTTTTTAAACTTGGTACAATTTGGTGATATTGCCTTATTAAAAATACGCAATGGTTTTAAGCAAGTTGTGCGGTTGTTTCCTTTGCCAAGTTATAGAACCCGAGTTGCGGCTGATGGTGGCGCGGTGGTATTAGAGCGCGAAAACCAAGTTAAAAAATATAAAGCCCGTGATGTTGTTTGGGTTAAACAATACGACCCTGTACAGCAAGTGTATGGTTGCCCTGATTACTTAGGAGCTATGCAAGCCGCGTTGCTCAATGAAGATGCCACGTTGTTTAGACGTAAATACTTTATTAATGGCGCACACATGGGTTTTATTCTGTATACCACTGATCCTAACCTTGACCCTGACGTTGAAGACGATATAAAAGAAAAAATTCAAGACTCGAAAGGGGTAGGCAACTTTAAATCGTTGTTTGTGAATATTCCCAACGGTAAAGAGAAAGGCTTGCAAATAATACCCGTTGGCAATTTTGAAAGCAAAGATGAGTTTATGAATGTTAAAAATGTATCAGCCCAAGACGTTTTAAATGCTCACCGTTTTCCCCCTGGTTTATCGGGTATTATTCCCGTTAATACGGCTGGCCTTGGTGATCCTGAAAAAACCGACAAAGTTTATTTTAAGAATGAAACTAAGCCGATGATTAAAAAATTGATTGATGCTGTAGCACAAGATGAAGAAATTCGCGGCAGCTTAAAGCTTACGTTTGACATGGACTGTGATTAGAAACGGATTAGAAACTGACTAAGAAACTGATTAAAGTTTTTTATTTGTTAGCTACCCATAACTGTATATAATGACAGCATATTTATACAGTTGTGGGTGAGAGTATGGCGCGTGTTGAATGTCCGAATTGCAGTAGTAAAGCGGTGGTTAGCTCAAGAGAAAAGCAAAGCAACCATGTAAGCCATTTATATTGTAGCTGCACTAATGCGAAAGA